TTTCGTATTTCTCAGAACAAATCGAAGGCGCGAATGCTGACACTTACCACTACAGAGTCATGTTCAGGCCGCAGCAGATTATTCCTGATATCGACGTTGATGTTAAATAAGGAGTGTGAATGATGGCTACGTGGATCAGCGTTAAAGATGAATTGCCAGAGCCAAAGATTGTAATTGGAGGGACTGAGTTCTCTGATGATGTTTTGACTATTGATGAAGACGGGATATGCATGGTAGATTACGTGATATACCCTCATGGGTTATTTGGAGCGGACGTCACACCTAAATTTAATCAAGATGAACGAGTCGTCACTCACTGGGCGTTAATACCTGCATTTGATGGAGATGATGAATGAATGTTTCTAGACTTGAAAGAAAAATAGATCTTCTCTTTCGTATCGCAGGCTGGAATACAGACTTTGGCGAACTGATTGGGCCGGTAATTGACAATCCAGATATGAGTATTGATGTCATTGATGTCATTGATGAAACTGGTGCTATCTGGACGATTCCGACAAGTGAGCTGTATCTCGGCAATTACATAGCATGGAGAAAAGTATGAGTAATATCATTTTGACGTCATACCATGAAATTGGTGATTTATGATTATTTGCATCTTGTTCTGGTTGATTGTCGCCGCAGCATTACTGGCTGCGGTAGTTGGATGGCACGGGCTGGCGATGTTCCTTCTGGGGGTTATTACGCTGGCTATTGTCGTGTCGCTGGTCGTTTTCTTTGCTCTAAGTCGGAGGGCGCACGGATGGTAATGGCGGATGTGGGTTTGATGGTGTGTCTTATCGTGATGGCACTCATGGCAGGTTTTGGTTATGGGTGGGTGGCCCACGCCGCTTCTTACAGAAGGCAGCTGGATGACATGAAGTTTAATCTGCGTTTTCTGGCGGATCGATTGGTTGAGGAACAGGAGAAGAAAAAAGAAATTATAGATAGAATCCAAAATCAGCCACAAAATAGATGCAAATGAATCCATATATAATTTGCAAGCTAACAGACGCATGCTTGTCCGAGAGGCAATATGACTAAGATCTATGTAACGAAATATACACTGACTGGTGGCATCCAAGAAGTAGATGCCGTTGTAGATGATGATAAAGGAATGGCATTCTACAAAGCAGAGGGATCAATATATACCCAATACGTGAGCCTCCCTTTCTATCATTTTTCAAAAGAAAGTGCGATTGCGCACGCGGAGGAATTGCGAGCGAAGAAACTAAAATCATTAGAAAAGTCCATCAAAAAAATCAAGTCAATTAAGTTTGATTAATCAATTAAGACATTGCCACCTTCGGGTGGCTTTGTTTATTCAATGAGTTGATCGTGATATACTGCCTCTATAGCGGCAAAAAAGCGGCAGAGGTTATCATGGGCGGGAAGACAAAGACAACGTGGGTTAATGGCGCACCAGAGGGTACGCCAAAGCGAGGGCAGGGCAAGAGAACCCTGTTACTAAGGGCATTAGAGAAACACGGTGTGAGTGAATCTGAGTTCTATGAGGAGATGGTATCGAGAGCTCTGGATAAGGGCGATCAAAGTTCAGGCGCATTCTTTCGCGAGGTGCTTATTCGCATATACCCACCTAGCAAAGCGACATCGCCCCTAGTTGAATTCAAGATATCAAGCGAAGACCCAGCGCAGCAAATTAGGGACGTCCTTCAATCGGTAGCTGATGGCGACATCCCTGCAGATGTAGGTCAGACGATAAGCGCAATCATCAAAGACGTAATGTCAGTCACTGAAATCACTGAACTGGCAGAGCGGCTTGAACGTGTAGAGGCATTACTCAAAGAGCAGGCAAAAGATGCGTAGGCGTCTAACTGTTAAAGCCATTGAAGATATTGAGGCTAAGGCTGGAACGATGGCGGAAGACCGCCCCGCTGTGATAGCTATTTGTGATATGAACAGAGACGTTGTGCGCAAATGGCAGATAACGAAAACGGGAGTAGTGGAAACCGATAAGGAGCCTACTTTATACATACCAGAGCGATTGGAAAAAATAATATTCCCGAAACGCAAAAAGATCATCTGGGGTGGTCGAGGCTCAGGCAAGACAAGAACCGTCGTTGGATTGCTGAATGAGATATCCAGGGTAAGGAAAACAAGAACGGCATGCTTCCGAGAAATTCAGGACTCCATCGCTGATTCATCATATCAGGAACTAGTTGATGACTTCGAGCGTAGAGGAATGGAGAAGTTCTTTCGCCCGATAGAGCGCCGCATCCGCGTACCAAATACAAAATCGGCATTCAGCTTTGATGGGTTGTATCGAAACCTGACCAAATTAAAGGGTAAGGCTAACTGCAACATAGCCTGGGTTGAGGAAGCCGAGAACGTATCCCGTCAGTCATGGGATTATCTAATCCCAACATTCCGAGCTGACGGTTCAGAAATCATGGTGACATTCAATCCAGCTGAGGAAACGGATCCAACATGGGCCGACCTAGTTGCTCCGTTCTGGAAAGATTCCGTCGATGGAATATATGAAGACGAAGACAACTTGATCATTGAATGTAACTGGATACATAACCCCTGGTTCACAGAAGTGCTGCGCAAAGAGAAAGACCTGATGCGCCAGCGAGACCATGATAGGTACATGTGGATTTGGGAAGGTAAGTTCAGAACTCAGTCAGATGTCAAAGTGCTAAATGGCAAGTGGAGAATCGACGAGTTTACCCCAGATGCAAATACCTGGGATGGGCCATATTTTGGGGCCGACTTTGGTTTCGCCCAAGACCCGTCAACATTGGTCAAGTGCTGGATACACGATGAAAATCTTTACGTGGAGCGCGAAGCCGGTGGTGTAGGCATTGAGCTTGATGATATGCCAGCCATGTACGAAAAAATAGATGGTGTCAGACGGTACCGGATATACGGCGATTGCTCTCGGCCAGAAACTATATCTCACCTGAAGAACAAGGGCTTCGACATTAAGCCGTGCGACAAGTGGGCGGGCTCTGTTGAAGATGGAATTACATACCTGCGGTCATTCAAAGAAATCATTGTTCACCCTCGATGCAGAGAAGTGATCTACGAATGCAACGCATACTCTTACAAAGTAGACCGCTTGAGTGGTGATATACTCCCGCTTATAGTAGACAAAGACAATCACTACATAGATGCCATCCGCTACGCGCTCAACAACATGATCAAAGGACGTGGTAAGATGGTCATCACGAAAGAAGCAATTCAGGCGGCAAGTCGATTCCCAAGGAGAACCCGATAATGTTTTTTCGAAAAAAGAAACCAGTTGAGCCAGTTGCTACAGATGACAAAGAATCGATCAATCGTAGACTGATTGCGGCTCAAAATGAGCTCGCTGCGATCAAAGCTTTTGGTGCTGCAAAGAAAAAGACGGTTCGAATTGGAGCGCCAAAGCTACCGTCTAACGTAGTGCCAGAGGGTAAGAAATCTGCACTGGCCATGGATGATGCGCTAGATACGTATCAATATATGAACACCACCGGATGGTCGATGCAGGACTTTCAACCATTCCCCGGATATCCATACCTGGCGTCACTGGCTACTCGCGCAGAATTCCGCACAGCCATCACCGTAACAGCAACAGAGCTCACGCGTGAATGGATTGAGTTGTGTTCAAAATCAGAAGATGGCAGCAAAGAAGAACGAATCAAAGAACTTTGTGAGGCGATGGAATACTTCGACCTTAAGCGAATCGTATCATCATGCGCAACTAATGAGTGCATGTATGGGCGAGGAAACTTGGTCATTAAAGTAAAGAACGCCGACATTGCAACGCCAATGATTCTGGACGAGAAGACATTCCGCAAAGGGATGCTTGAAGGATTCGCAAGCGTTGACCCTATTTGGGTAACCCCATCCATGTATAACGCAGATGACCCAACATCTCCAGACTTCTATCGCCCAACCGCGTGGTTCATGATGGGCAGAGAGATACACGGCAGCCGGATAATCCCAATCGTGACTCGACCACTCCCTGACATTCTGAAGCCATCATACAATTTCAGCGGCATGAGTCTGTCACAATTGGGTGAACTCTCCGTGGATAATTGGCTTAAGACTCGGGCAAACATCCAGCGCCTGATTGAGTCTTTCTCAGTGACCGCACTCAAAACCGACATGATACAGCGGCTGAATGATATTAGTGGGCAATCACTTTTTGATCGAGCTGACCTATTCACTCAGTATCGTAACAACATGGGCTTATTCCTCATTGATTCTGAGAGTGAGGATTTGGTGCAGCTCAATACACCACTATCAGGCCTATCTGATTTGCAGGCGCAAGCTCAGGAGCACATGTCATCATGTTTCCGCATCCCAACTATGCTATTCACCGGTATAAGCCCAACAGGTATGAATGCCTCAAGCGAAGGAGAGATTCGCGCATGGTATGACTACATCAGCGCCACACAGGAGGCGTATTACTATCAGCCTATCGATACATGCCTAAAGGTCATTCAGTTGCACCTATGGGGCGAGATTGACGATGACATCGCATTTCACTTCAAGCCGCTGTGGCAGACAAGTGATGCTGAATTGTCTACTGCAAGACTGAATACGGCTAACGAAATATCCGCGCTCATAAATGTCGGAGCTATATCAGCAGAAGAAGCGCGTGGACGTCTGGCGAATGATCCAGATACAGCGTGGGATAATATCGACATCGACGAAATCCCAGGTGACGGATACGAGGACGATGCGACAGATGAAGAAAATTAAGACGACGAGACCTACACTCCCCAACAAGGGTATCGAGGTCTCCTATCGCAAGAAGCTGCAGAAGATAATCACTGACATGAACGCGGATTTAAATAAGCGCGTGCTGGCTGCATATCATACCGATGAATTGGATATGGTGATGCAGTCCGTTGGTGATGAATGGCAAGTTAAGTTCGATAAGCTCGCTGAAAAGATGGCGACTGATTTCGTATCCAGTGGTCAACGGTATGCGTCACAATCATTCGCTGCAGCACTAAAAGATGCCGGGTGGACTGTTGATTTTAAAATGACGATACCGATGCGGTCAGTGATGGATAAAGTGATCACTGATAACATTGGCCTAATCAAGTCTATCCCGGCAAAGCACTTATCTCAGGTGCAGGATGTAATTCAGGAATCGATATCACGTGGCCGTGACTTGCACTATGCAACCGAGGAGCTGGCGAATAGATTCGGTGTCACCAAGCGGCGAGCTGCATTCATAGCTCAAGATCAAAACAATAAAATGACGGCTCAATTTAACCGTGTGCGGCGTGAGGAACTTGGGATAACAGAGGCTATATGGAGGCATTCACACGCAGGCAAGGAGCCGAGAGCTTCACACGTGCATGCTGATGGGCGCAAGTTCAATGTTGCCGAGGGATGCATGATTGATGGGGAATTCATTCAGCCTGGCGAGTTACCGAGATGCCGGTGCTACAGTGTCCCCGTGTTGCCGTTCTAGCAAAAATTGTAATCAAAACGATAAACGTTTATCATAGTGACATTAAGTCGCGGAGGTGATATGCCTAATCTAATTGCGTTTGACCAAGCCAATCGTTACAAAGACGAAAACGGCAATTTATTTGTCAATCGCAGTCACATCAGTAAAGCCACAGTGAATCCATATATCGGTAAGGAAATACCGAATTTCGAGGAGCTGGGGTTAGATCCAAACAAAGTATATAACTTGCTCCGCCACCCAGATGAGCTAAAGAAGGCCGCTGATACATTCAAGAATATGCCAATCTTAATGAAGCATATTGCCACTGACGCGAACAACTTCCAGAAAGAGCATGTTATTGGCTCAATCGGATCGAATGTAAGTTTCGTGTATCCGTATCTGGATGCCGATTTATCATTCTGGCGGGGAGATGCGGTTAAGTTAATTGAAGCCAACGCAGTGCGGGAATTGTCACCGTCATATTATTATGAACCCGATATGACCCCCGGCACTTTCGAAGGCATGGCATATGACGGTATAATGCGCAATATCCGGGGAAATCATCTCGCTCTTGTTGAGATTGGAAGAACCGGGCATGATGTTTTAGTTGCAGACTCAAATCCATTCGAAGGGGAAATCGATCTAATGAAGGCAACCGCACTGAAAGAAGCGCTCGCTAAAAAGCTTGCTGCTATGGACTCAGGTATCACCCCTGAGAAATTCAATTTGGCTTTTGATGAAGCAATGGCTGAAAAAGAACCTGACGCCGTTGAGCCAGATAAAGAAAAGGCCGAAGACGAGGAAGAAGATAAAGACAAAAAAGGCGACCCAGCAAAAGATACAGAAGTGACAGAAAACAAACCGGAAGTTAAAGCCGAAGATGAAGAAGAATCTGAGGCTGAAAAGAAACAGGAAGCTAAGGCCGCTCAAGATGCTATGCGTGCAGAAATCATGGCTCACATCGTAGCGATGGACTCAGCTAAACGTGAAGTGCGTCCTGTTGTTGGTGAAATCCAGGTGGCGATGGATTCAGCTGCTGACGTATACAAATTTGCACTCAAACAAATGGGCGTTGCATATGACGGTATGCCTGATGCTGGTTTGGGTATTCTTTTTAACAATATGTTGAAAGCCAAGGCTGAAGCTCCAAAAGCTAAACGCCCAATGGCTGCTGACTCTGGTGAAAGCACTTTCACCGCAATCCCAGCACTCAAACGTTTTTGCGAATAGGAGTTAAAAAATGGGTTTTCAAACATCTGTATCAATCACCCCAGCTATTGGGGTTGATGGTTCACTGGCTAGCACCAACGTAGTCGTATCTCACGCAGCGCCAGAGGGTGGTTTTGTTGCGGGCACTGGTGGCGCAACAGTCGGCCGATTTGGTTGGATTCAATCTGATGGTGTATCCGTGCTGACGTCCGGCACCGGCAAACCGAATGGCTTCATTGTCCGCAACATGCAGGCTTTGAATACGACTTATTTATCAGAAGCTGGAAATATCATTCCTAAAG